GCAAGGAAGTCGAGATTGACCAGCATCGCTACGGGCGGGTTGTGGTCAATAAGTACTTTCGCCAGTGGCTGCTGGAGGAAGTGGTCTATGGCTATCTTCCGGTCGAGGCGATGCAAGCCGATCGGCTGCACGAATGGCAGTGGGATCCGCTGGAGGACATCGACCCGCAAAAGACGGTGGCCGCCAACGTCGAGGCCCTGCAGTATGGGCTGACATCGTTGCAGACGTTGTACGCCCGCCAGGGGCAGGACTGGCGAACAGAGTGTGCGAAGAACGCAAAAGCTTTTGGGCTGTCGTTCGAGGATTACATGGCTCGCGTGGCAGCGCAGATCTGGCCCACGGCACCGATTCCGCCGGTCGCATCCAGTTCGCCTACGGGTGAGTTTGGCGACATCTCCCGCCTCCAGTGGAAGCGGAATTTGAAGGCGATCCAAGATGTGTTGATGGGTGTCATCGAAGGCACCATGACCGACGTGTTGGCGGTCGAGTCCCTGCAAACATTGGGGCTTCCGCCCGACCGGGCACAACGGCTGATTGACGACGCGCATGACGGCCGCATTGACGATCCGGAAGTGATGGACGCGCCATTGGTGGCGAGACTCTGCAAGCAGGTCCGTGCCGGGAAGGCTAGAAAGTTGCTGGTAGCATGAAACGCAAATCCGCATTCCAACTTTCTGGCCGGGGCATGATCAAGGCGTCCGCGGCCGGCGGTCCCAAGACGATCGAGATTGACGCCTACAACGGCGGGATACTCCACGTTGGCGGATTCGCCTTGCCGGTTGTGGTCGACCTGACGGGGCTCCGAGTTGATCAAGTCAATCCGGTTCTGATTGACCACGAAGACGACTCCGAAAGCGTGCTGGGTCAGACCGATTCCGTTCTTGTGGATGGCGCCACAATCAAGGCCACAGGCAAGGCGTTGGGTGTCAGCGACAAGGCCGCCAACGTCATCGCCATGGCGGATGGTGGCTACCAATGGCAGGCATCCATCGGCTGTGTGGTCGAGGCCAAGGAAACGATTGCTGCGGGGCAGAAAGTACAGGTCAACGGCCAGACCTTTTCAGGGCCGATCATCGTAGCTCGGCAGGCGAGGTTACGGGAAATCTCTTTTGTTGCCACAGGGGCGGGTGAGCAAACTAGCGCTCGCATTGCTGCCGGGCTTGGACAAGGAACCACTGTCATGACTTTCGAAGAATGGTTGGCCAGCCTGGGGCTTGATCCCACCACCCTCAATGACGCGCAGAAAACTGCGTTGCAGACCACATACGCCACGGTGATGGCGGCTCAGGCTGCGGCCAGTGCTCCGCCGGCTGCACCGCCCGCGGCCACGCCTCCCGCCAGCCCGCCGGTGCAAGCGGCTGCGGATACTGGTGCGACTCCGCCGGCTGCGCCACCCGAAGATCCGGAAAAGAAGATGGAGGCCCGGTTGCTCAAGGTGTCCGCTGACACCCTGTTGCATGTGGCCAAGATCAAGGGCCTGTGCGGCGGCGATGAAGTGTTGACCGCCAAGGCACTCAACGACAAGTGGTCTGCGGAACGGACGGAACTGGAAGTCCTCAAGGCCAAGCGTCCGTCCGGCCAGGTGATCACCGTCAACAACCTTGGCGACTCCAGCCCCGAAGTGCTGACGGCCGCCCTGTGCATGTCGAGTGGCCTGAAGGCTGCCGACAAGGCGTTCGACAACAAAACCATCCTGCAGGCCAAGGCGCAGTACACCGGTAAGTTCGGCCTGCAACGGCTGCTCTTGTTGTGCGCCGCTCGTGCCGGGCTTCGCGCCAGTCCACACGACTTCAACAGCCAGCATCACCAGATCCTGAAGGCAGCGTTTTCGAGCGCGGACGTGGCCGGGATTCTGTCCAACACGGCGAACAAATTCCTGCTGGAAGGCTGGAACAGCGTCGAGGACACCTGGCGGAAGCTGGCCGCGATTCGCAATGTCGGCGACTTCAAGACGTCAACCTCGTACCGCCTGACCAGCGCCGGGACCTGGGAACGGGTTGGGACATCCGGCACGCTGGCCGACGGCAGCCTGGGGGAACAGTCCTACACCAACCGGGCCTACACCTACGGCGAAATCATCAGCATCACTCGCGAGATGCAAATCAACGATGATCTGGACGCGTTGAGCAAGGTGCCGAAGATGCTTGGCCGCAAGGCGGCGCTCACCGTCAACAAAGCGTTCTGGGAAGCGTGGTTCGCGGCTCAGGCCTCTCTATGGCCATCCACCAACGCCAACGCCAACTACTTTGAGGGCGCGACCACGGCGTCTGTGTTGTCGTCCACGACGCTCAGCATCGCCCTGACCAAGTTCCGCAAGCAGACCGACAGCGAGGGCAACCCCCTCGGCATCGACCCGGTTTACCTGCTGGTCCCACCTGAGTTGGAGGCGATCGCGCAGGAGATTTACGCATCGCTCAACATCAACACCGGCGGAAGCTCCACCAGCGACAAGGTGCCCAACAAGAACGTGCACGCCGGAAAGTACGAGCCGATTGTTAGCTCGTACCTCAGCAACTCGGGTTACACCGGCTACAGCGCCACCGCATGGTGGCTGATGGCCGATCCGATGGACCTGGCGGCGATCGAAGTTGCATTCCTTGACGGGCAGGAAAGCCCGACGATCCAGAACGCGGAGACTGATTTCCGCACGCTGGGGATGCAGATGCGGGGCTTCATTGACTTCGGCGTGGCGGCTCAAGAGTACCGCGCTGGCGTGAAGAGCAAGGGCGCTGCCTGATCTGTTGTGATGGCTGGCGGGGGCGGGCAGGAATGGACACCTGCCCAATCTTTCGAGTGAGTTTCATCCAAATCAATCACATACATTTCGAGGCGCAGCAATGACCGTTTACGCAAAATTCTTCCGGATGGACGACATCCGCAATTTCACTCCGGATGTGGCCGTGGTGTGCGGCGACATCACGCAGATGGCAGACGGCAAGGCTGGCGTGCCCAACCTGGCGTTGCCTGCCGGCGACCTGGCTGGCATGCAAATGTCCGGCGTCTTCTCGGCACCAAAAACCACCGGCCAAGTTTGGGTCGACGGCTGTGAACTGTGGTGGGACTTCAGTGCGTTCGCGTTGACCAACATTCCCCGCATGGGGGCCGGTGACCGCGATTTCTACGCGGGGACGGCAGTGGGTGATGCGACATCGGCTGCGACGACCGGCTACGTCAACCTCAACAACCGGCCGGTGTACGAGATCGATCTGGCCCGCGATCCGTTTGTTCCGATCGTCGTCAAAACTGTTGTCGGCTCAACGACCGTGGAAATCCCGCACGTTGAAGCCCGCGGCGGTGGCATGTCGCTGATTCTCGGCACGACAGCGGAAGCCCAAAAGGTCGACCTGCTTTCCGAGCGGTCTTTCGCCCTGAACAGCAACTGGATCGTTGAAGGCGAAATCAACGTGCAGACCAACGGCGACGCGGCCGCGTTCGACTTCAACTGTGGCGTTGCGAATGCCACCCACGCCAGTGATGCCGACTCTATCACTGAAAGTTGCTTCCTGCACATCGACGGAAATTCCGTCAATATCCTGGCTGAGTCTGACGACGGAACCACGGAAGTTGCGGCCACTGACACGACCATCGATTTCACGGCCGGAACCCCGTTCCACTTTGTCATGGATGGCCGGAACCCTGCCGACGTGCAGATTTACATCAACAGCGTGTTAATGCTGCCGGACACCGTCTTCAATATCGCGGCGGCCACCGGGCCGCTGAAGCTTCTGGCGCATGCCGAGAAGTCCAGCGACGACTCGCCGGGAACGATCCAGATCAACCGCCTGCGGGTTCGCACGGCGAAGCAGTGATCAACCAGGCGAATCGCCTGTTCACGATACCCGGCGGAAGATTTTGTCGTGGCGAAGTTTGGCGTGTTAATAGCTGCCAATCGAGTAGTCGGAAAATCACCGCCGGGACATACCGGGGTAGAGAAGTGGCCATCTCGCTTGGCTCATAACCAAGAAATCGCAAGTTCAAATCTTGCCCCCGGTAATCCGAAGTGTGCGGTCTGCGGTGCGGTGACTTATGGGATTCATCCAAAGCGGAATGGAGTGGATGGCCCGCGAACTCAATCGCGTCGAAGGCCGCACTGTGGTTTACAGCCGCAATTCGTTGTCTGTCACGCTCACAGCCGTCAAAGGCCAGTCGATCATTGAAGCGGTCGACAACAGCGGGTTTTCGGTCACTCACAAGCGCGACGATTGGCGGATTCTTGTGGCCGATCTGCAGCTCAACGGCGTGGCCGTTGAGCCCCAGCAGTTTGACCGAATCACAGAGACTGCCGGCGGAAAAACGTGGATCTACGAAGTGACGCCAGCGGCTGATCCGCGGCCGTTTCAAATCGTCGATCGGAAGGCAGGC